ACTCGCAACATCGGCCGGTTCAAAGATTGCTTCGAGCAGTACAAATACCGCTGGTGGACCGAACAAGTCGACTCTCGTTCCGTCTCCTTCACCAACAAAACCCAGATCTCGTCTTGGGAAAAGGACTACGGCGACGACTCCGACTGGTTCCGCATCCGTGTCCGCGGGGTCTTTCCACGTACTGGCGAGATGGAGTTCATCTCCGCAGCGGACGTCGCAGACGCGGCACATCGAGACTTCGTCATCGCTCGGACCGATCCGCTTGTAATCGGCGTGGACGTCGCCCGCTACGGCGCCAACGAATCAGTTATCTTCTTCCGCAAGGGCCGTGACGCCCGGTCTATCCCTCCTGTACGCCTGCGCGGCGTCTCGACTGTGCAGCTTGCCCAGAGGGTTCTCGAGGCCTACCAGCAATACCGGGCCGACGCAATCTTCGTTGACGGCGGCGGGGTAGGCGGCGGCGTTGTAGACAACTGCCGAGCCTTGCACCTCCACTGCTACGACATTCAGTTCGGGGCGAAGCCAGATAACATTGGCTTCACCACTGGGGCAGAGGGCGAACGCTACGCAAATAAGCGAGCAGAAATGTGGGGGATGATGAGGTCTTGGATGAAGGGCGGGGCAATCCCTGACGACCCGGACCTTCGCAAGCAGCTCATCGGGCCGACCTACACCTTCAATCTTCGCAACGAGATTCAGTTGGAGAAGAAAGAAGATATGATGAAGCGGAACCTTGAGTCGCCGGACCTTGCCGATGCCCTAGCGCTGACGTTCGCCCTCCCAGTCATGAGCCACGACCTGGCTGGGGGTGAATACCCTCACAAGCCGGTCGTCCAGAGCGAATACAACCCGTTCAGTAGAGAGATGATGGATGCCTAAACCTCCCCCGATCAACCTTGGTCCTGTGTCAGCCCCGGCGGTCCCGCCAGTGGTAATGCAGCCGGACAAGCGGCCTCAAAGGAAAGCGATGGCCCCTACTTTCCTCGGCCCTGAGGCCACTCCGATGATGACGGCCTCAGCTTCGGGGATGGGAGGCAAAACGCTATTAGGTGCATGATGCCAGTTGTCCCGTTCGCACAGCAGACTGCGCCAGACGTTATGGAAGGCCTCGAGCCGTTGCCGGCTCATGTTATGATGGCTGCGACGTCTATGTACGACACAACTAAGGCTAAAGAGAAGAAAGAAGATGGCAACCTCCGAGGCCGATAACGAACTCCGCCGCCATGTCGAGGGCCGCCTCATTGGCCTGCGGACCAATCGCTACTCCTGGTGGACCCACGCCCGCGAACTCGCAGACTACATCTTGCCGAGGAGGTACAAATGGTTGATAACTCCAAACCAGATGGCTCGCGGGAGCCCGATCAATCAGCACATACTGGACTCCACTGGCACTTTAGCAGCGAGGAATTTAGCTTCGGGACTTGTATCCGGCGTATCCAGCCCGACGAGGCCGTGGCTCAAGCTAAAGATCAACCGCATCGACTCCACCCAAACGTCCCCGATCAGCCTCTGGCTCGGCGAGTGTGAACGGCTGCTGTACTTAATCTTCCAGGAGTCCAACTTCTACAACTCCATCGCCACGCTCTACTTCGACCTAGTCGTATTCGGCACTGGGGTCATGTTCATCTACGAGGACTTCGAGAACGTCATCCATTGCTACAACCCGTGCTTCGGAGAGTACTACATCGACCTTGATGGTCACTACCGGCCCACGATTTGCTACAGAGAGTTCACTATGACCGTCTCCGCGGTCGTGGACGAGTTCGGCCTCGAGAACTGTTCACCCGCCGTCCAAGGACTTTACAAAGACGGCGGCGCGGGTCTTACTCGCGAACTGGTCGTCGCCCACGCTCTCGAGCCCAACGTCGGGAAGCGAACCTACGGCGTCTCCTCCCAGTTCAAGTTCCGTGAATGCTATTGGGAATGGGGAGGCTCCGCGGCCCCTCAAGGTGGCGCCGCCTATGCCCAAGGCTTCCTCCGCAAGCGAGGCTACCACGAACAGCCAAACATTTGCGTCCGATGGGACCTAGTTTCTAATGACGCCTACGGTCGCTCTCCTGGCATGGATGCGCTGCCGGACATCAAGCAGCTCCAGCAAGAGGTCCGGCGCAAAGGCCAGGCGATCGATAAGACTGTCAACCCGCCAATGGAAGCTGATATCCAACTTAAGAACCAACCCGCCTCCCTCCTCCCGGGCGGGATAACTTATACAGCGGGCCTAATGCAGTCTGGCAATCCCGGCTTCCGTTCCGTCTACGGGAATTGGAAGCCGGGAATTGCTGAGATCTCCGAGGATCTCCAAGAGATCCGGGACAGGATCAAAAGGACCTTCTTCAATGACATCCTCCAAACAGCCTCGCAGTACGAGACAAGGTCGAACGTTACTGCTGTTGAGTGGGACATGCGGAAGTCCGAATCGCTGGTTATGCTCGGACCAGTCCTTCAACGCATTTACGACGAGGGTCTCAAAGTTGTCGTTGAACGAGTATTTGCAATGGCTGCCAGGGCGGGGATTCTCCCTCCAGCCCCGCGGGAGGTTCAAGGGGCGGCGATCAACATAGAATTCATTTCCATGCTTGCGCAGGCGCAGGCCGCCGCCTCTACTTCTGGCATCGAACGCCTGCTTCAGGTCGTCGGCAATCTTGTCGGCGTGGACCCATCAGTCATGGACAATATCGACGTAGACTTCGCCACGAACAAATATTCAGCCCTGATGAACAACGATCCAAGGATCATCCGAGCGCCACAACAGGTAGCTGACATTCGGGCGCAGCGGCAACAGCAGCAACAGATGATGCAACTGGCGCAGCAAGCGGAGACCGCCGAGAAGTTGGCCGGGGGTGCTAAGACCCTCAGCGAAACCAACGTAGGTGGTGGTCAGAACGCTATGCAAGCAATGTTAGGAGCAGGAGCATGAACTCCTTAAGTCTAGGGCAGATCCTTATCTGGTTCGTTTGGGGCTTCTTCATGGGCGCGGGCTGGACGATCGCAGCATGGCTCTTGGCTAAGGTTCTTCGGTAATGTATAACGCAGGGGAACGAAAAGATGTTCGACGAGCTGAAAAAGAGGCTCACCTTGCTGACCGACAACGCCAGGAAATCATCACCCAGATCATGTCTGGCACCCCAGGCCGGCGATGGGTCCTCGAGAAACTCGAAGAGTGCCATATCTTCCGAACCTCCTTCCACCGAGAGCCGACTGCTATGGCCTTCAACGAGGGCCAACGAGATATCGGACTTAGGCTTCTTAACGACATCATGGCTTCTTGTCCAGACCAGTACGTACTAATGATGAGGGAAAACAATGAGCGACGTAGCGCTAGCGAACGAACCGGAGACCAGGACGGAAACGGGCGAGATCAAGGATCAGACCCCGACCCCAACGCCTACTCCTACCCCGACGCCGACAGAGACGAAGCCTGACGACGCTTCCCTCCTGAACAAGGAGGCCAAGGAACTTCCCGGCGCCCCGGAAAAGTACGAAGCCTTCAAGGTCCCCGAAGGCCACGAGATCGTCGAGGACACAGCCAAAGAGGTCAATACCCTCTTCAAAGAACTCAACCTTTCCCAGGCCCAAGGTCAGAAGCTCGTAGACTATTGGGTCAAGAACAACCAAGAAGCCTTCGAAGCTCCCTTCAAGGCCTGGGAAGATGTCCAAAAGAAATGGACCGATGAGGTCAAGCTTGACCCCGACATGGGCCATAGGCTTCCAGAGATAAAAGCCACTATTGGCAAAGCCCTTGATAGCCTTGGCGACGCCAAACTCGTCTCGTCTTTCCGAGACGCAATGGACATTACCGGCGCAGGCAACAACCCGGCCTTCATCAAGGCCTTTTGGAAACTTGCCCAGGCCGTTACCGAAGGTGGGCACGTCGCTGGCTCCGGTCCCTCGCCACACGGTCAGAGGGCCCCGGGCGCAGCCGAAATGCCAACCGCCGCTCGAGCACTTTACCCGAACCTACCCTGAACCCAGCCTCAGAGAGGATGAACCGCGAAGCGCAGATGGGAGAAGGTCCGTAAATGAACTCTAACAGAAAGGGCCTTAGATGGCAACACTCTCAACTACCGCCCTGACCTATGCGGACTGGGCGAAGCGGATGGGGGATGATTATCGCATTCAAGCGATTATCGAACTCCTCTCCCAAACTAACGAGATCCTTGACGACATGCTCGTTGTCGAGGGCAATCTCCCAACCGGTCATAAGACGACCGTGCGCACCGGCCTCCCACAGGCAACGTGGCGCCTGCTCAACCAAGGTGTCCCGAACGCCAAGTCAACGACCGCTCAAATCGTTGACACCTGCGGGAACCTAGAAACCTACGCCGTGATCGACAAAGACATCGCTGACCTCAACGGCAACACTGCTGAGTTCCGCCTGTCCGAAGTCAAGGCCTTCCTCGAGGGCATGTCACAGCAAGTCGCTACGACCTTGATCTACGGCAACCAATCCACCAACCCGGAGCGCTTCACTGGCCTTGCCCCACGGTACTCCACTGTGACCACGGCCAATTCCCAGACCTCAGCGAACATCATCGACTGCGGCGGGACCGGCTCAACTAACACTTCCATGTGGATCGCTGTGTGGGGGTCTGACACCCTCCACGCAACCTTCCCGAAGGGCAAGATCACTGGCTTGCAACATAGGGACATGGGTGAGTGGCCTGTTCAAGACTCCGCGGGTAACACCTACCAGGCCTACCGCGACCACTTCAAGTGGGAGATCGGCTTGGTCCTCCGGGACTGGCGGTACGTCGTTCGCCTCTGCAACATTGACGTGACACTCCTTTCAGGAGTCAGCGCTGCGAACTTGATTAACTTCCTTGTTCGCGGGCTCTACCGCATGCCAACCGCCCCGGTCAGCGCAACGACTGTTCAGACCTCCGACACCCCGGCAGTCCGGGCGAACATGGGCCGCACGGTTATCTACTGCAACCGTGTCCTTCGCACTTACCTCGACCTTCAAGCGATGAACAAGACCAACGTCCTGCTCCGCATTGAAGAGTTCGACGGCAAGCCCGTAACGACTTTCCGTGGCATCCCAGTTCGCACCTGCGATGCAGTTCTTAACAACGAAGCGAGGGTAACATGATCCTTGATGCCTTTCTGCAATTCACCGGCTTTCCAGCTACCGGCGG